CCAGCAGCACCGGCAGCAGCTAAACCAGCACCAGCAGCACCTAAACCAGCACCAGCAGCACCTAAACCAGCACCAGCAGCACCGCCAGCACCAGCAGCACCAGCAGCACCAGCAGCACCAGCAGCAAAACTGCCAGCTGGCGAAACTGATGCCCAAGCAAGATTAAGAATTGATCGCAAAAATGAAGACCGCGAAGAGGCTCGTATTGAAGCTAAAGCACAAGCGGGCGGCAAGACCACGTACATGGTCAACAATCGACCAGCAACCAAGGAGGAATACGACGCTGCACAAAAAGATATGGCCAAAATGCAGAATATGGCCCAGACCTGGTCTGGGTCCCAGAATCTAAAACTTGGCGATATGCTGCCAGGCAAAGCAGAAGGGGGTCCTGTCACTGCAAAAAGTCCTTACCTGGTGGGCGAAAAAGGTCCAGAATTATTCATTCCTTCAGCCGCTGGTAATATATTATCCAATCCAAAAATGAAATCTGTAATGGATGGAATTAATTCATCGTTGGATGCTCTTGGTAGCAACGTGAATAAAACTTCAAGCACAGACACTACCGTTGGTAATATCAATGCTGGTATTGTGAAAAAGTTTGAACAATTGTCAAAAATCACTGCGTTGGACGTGGATCGTGCCGGCAATTACAGCGTGCGTTACAAACAGTTGGTTGACGACAATACCACGCTACAGGACAACACACTGAAAGATGCCAAAAGAATAGAAAAAGCAACAAAAATTGATGCCAATCTTGCTGACAAATACAGCTTGGCATTCAAGAGTTATATGGAGATAAAAACTCAACTGATGGAGATTGAGACTCCAATGCTGCAGAAACAGATTGATCAATCGATGCATGAAAGTGCCCAGGGTGTCAACGCAAGCGGTGGTGCAAGCGGGGGTGGTAGCGGCGGCTTCATGTCCAAGATAAAAAGCTTCTTTGGCGGCGGAGGTAGCGGTTTAAAATTGCCAGCAGCCGGCAGTATGCCTAGCATGGGCGGGGGTCAAGGGCTATCCGGTGGGCGGGGATCACAAGATGATTTGAAAAAAATGGGGTTGAAACTTAAAACTGGAGATGCCCAAGCAGAAAACAGCAAAGTAAATTCTAAAATTATTGAAATGGCTCAGCAGGTGCAATCCAACATTCCGGGCTTTGCGTATTTCTCAGCGTTCAATGACAAATTCCATCAAGAAAAATCGCCCAGCAGTAGTCATACAACAGGTAATGCCATGGACTTTACCCTGGCACGGCCGCCTAGTGTGGAAGACGGACAAGAAATTACCAAGTGGCTCAAGAGCATGGGCGCAAGTGTGGCAATAGACGAGTACAACAATCCCAGTTCAAAATCTACCGCAGGGCATATACACGCTCAAATAGCCGGCTATGCCGACGGCGGCATAGCCAACACACCACAAATTGCAATGGTAGCAGAAAAAGGTCCCGAGGCCATGATACCATTGGTCGATGGGGCAATACCCATTAAAATGGACATGTCTGGTTATACATCTGCAATAGATAAAGTTGTGCAAACAATAAGTTTAAATAATGCAGACTATAACGAAGGCGGCAAATTTGCCACCGCCACCAGCGGTGCCGGTGAAGGAGGCATGGGGATGACAGCCTTCGGAGCCAACGAGTGGACTGGTATTAATCAGGGGCCGTTGACCACTGATCTAAAGGTACTTAAAGATATTGCAGCTGAATTGGGAGCATTTGACAAAGCAACTCAAATAATAACGGATCCAGCCACCTGGAAACAAATCTTAAATTCAGGCGTGGGAACAACATATGACTTAGGAGCGGCAAAAGTTGGAGTTACCACTTTAGAGGCAGCAGGCATTCCCGGTGCCAAAGCATCAATTCCCGGTGAAGAAATAGCTAGAATGGTCAAGGAACTTAAAGAATCAAGTGGGGTTGACACTGCAACTGCTCTCAAAGATGTTGTGGCTGAATTACAAGCAACCATGGCAGAAGCATTCAAACGTATTACAGCCGGTGGCATCACTGAGAAGGGCGATGCCGCCGATCAGCAGTTTGCCGACCAAATGGTAACCATGGCGAATTTTATGGGACAGATGACCAGATTGCAACAAACATCCAATGATATACAACAGAAAATACTGAGCAATGCAATGTAATCCCGGTAAATAACTCACTATGGCAGAAAAACAATCCCCTGGATGGCGTAAGTATTTCAAGGTCGCTGATACGTCAGGACAACTGAGTCCTATTTCTGGACGCAATGCCGACGGCTTTCCTAAATATGGAAAGAACAACGGGGCCGACAACTACCCAGCAGATATGGTGTATCGCAACTATGCCAGTCGATTGCCAGAAGTATACTCTGGTCATCCCAATCGTATTGAGCGTTATAACCAATACGAAGCCATGGACATGGATTCTGAAATCAATGCATGTTTGGATATCATATCTGAATTTTCCACGCAGATGAACGAACAAAATTCAACTCCGTTTGAAATCAAATACAACGACACTCCCACAGATCACGAAATTGACATTGTCAAAAAACAACTGCAACAGTGGGTCAAACTGAACAAATTAGATCAACGTATTTTTAAACTGTTCCGAAACACAATCAAGTACGGTGATCAAGTGTTTGTACGTGATCCAGAAACATTTGAAATGATGTGGGTGGACATGACAAAAGTTGCTCGTGTGATTGTGAACGAGAGTGAAGGCAAACGGCCTGAGCAGTACGTGATTCGTGATATTAACCCAAACTTTCAGAACATGACTGTGGCAGCAAAAACCACAACTGATTACTTGACCAATCCCTCAACTGGATCAGTAGCCGGTAACACAAATTATACCATGCCCGGCTCAGGTGGAGGTGGGGGCGGCACTGGTAACAGTCGTTTCATGCAGGCCATGAATGAAGTTTGTTTGGATTCCAAGCATGTGGTGCATATGAGTTTGAATGAAGGGCTTGATGTGTTCTGGCCATTTGGCAAGAGTATTCTAGAAAACATTTACAAAGTGTTCAAGCAAAAAGAACTGTTGGAAGACAGTATATTGATCTATCGTGTAAGTCGTGCCCCGGAACGTAGAATTTTCAAGATTGATGTGGGCAACATGCCCAGCCATTTGGCCATGCAGTTTGTTGAGCGTATCAAAAATGAAATGCATCAACGCAGAATTCCCACAGTGAATGGCGGCGGTGCAAACATGATGGATGCCAGTTATAACCCGTTGAGTATCAATGAAGATTACTTCTTCCCGCAAACCGCAGATGGTCGTGGCAGCTCAGTTGATACACTTCCAGGCGGTCAAAACCTGGGTGAAATTGACGATTTAAAGTATTTTAACAACAAGATGGCCCGTGGTTTGCGTGTGCCATCCAGCTATTTGCCCACTGGTCCAGACGACTCTGATCGTACAATGTCCGACGGAAAAGTAGGCACAGCACTCATACAAGAGTATAGATTTAACCAGTATTGTGAACGGTTACAAGCATTAGTATGTCAGAAATTAGACGACGAATTCAAGATGTTTATGAAATGGCGTGGGTTCAATATAGATTCTGGTTTGTTTTCAATCAAGTTTAATGCACCTCAAAACTTTGCTAGTTATCGTCAAAGTGAATTGGACAACACACGTATTCAAGCATTTACTAGCATGGAACCGTTGCCATACATGAGCAAGCGATTTATGTTAGAACGGTTCCTAGGACTGACCGAAGACGAAATTAGTAAGAACGAAAAGTTATGGAGAGAAGAACGAGATGATCCTGACATGCAGCCTGCAACAGGACAAGATTTACGTTCAGTGGGAATTACGCCGGCTAATTTGGAAACAGACATTGGCACAGGTGAAGACATAGCCGGGATGACTCCGGCAGAGCCAGGTGGTCCTGAACTTGGCGGACCACCACCGGCTGCTGTGGGCCCAGGTGCAGTTGCACCACCACCTGTATAAATATCAATATGTTACTAACAGAATTTTGGCACAAAGAACCTGAAGCTTATCAGGATTTGCCACAAGACAACAGCCAACCACAATTGGGCGACCTGCGTAAGAGTCGCCTTACCTTGCGTCAACTGAACAAGTTACGCAAGATGAATGATGTACGTACCTATGAGTTTAAAGAAAAACTCAAATTGGTACGACAACAATACGCAATCCCCGCTGCCCCGGTCTAAGTTAGCATTTATCATCGTTTTGATGTGTTAAACCGCTAATATTTCCTCACGTGTGTAAATAACATTACACTTATCTATAGGAGTTTCCATATGAACCGTTTTGAACAATTGATTGAATATGTGATCAATGATGAAGAGCAAAAAGCTCGTGAACTTTTCCATGACATTGTTGTGGAAAAAAGTCGTAAAATCTACGAAGACATCATGGCCGCAGACGAAGAAGAAGTCGAAGATGAAATTGACGAAGGGTTTGATGACGCCGGTGCCTCTGGTCAACTTATCAGCGATGTCGAAACTGAAGAGCAAGACGACATGAATATGGAAGATGATGAAGAAATGGGAGACGAAGAACCTGTTGATGACGAATTTGCCCCAGATGATGGCGGTGGTGATGAATTCTCCATGGGTGGTGACGAAGGTGGAACTGAACCAGCCACTAAAGATGATATTATGAATTTAGAAGACAAACTGGACCAGTTAATGGCCGAGTTCGAAGACCTCATGGGTGGTGGTGATGACATGGGTGACGACATGGGTGGCAATGGCGATGATTTTGGTCCAGAAGAAGGTGGTGATGCCATTGAAATGGATGATACTGGAGAGATGGACAACATGGGCATGATGGAAGCCGTGACATTAAAGGCTGCACCTAAGCCAGTTACTTCGGAAGAAGGCGGTGTTAATAAAAAGTCCACTGTGGCAGCTAATGCTGGTGCAAAAGGACCAATTGGTAACAGTGTGAAGCCAGTGCGTACTGGAGCAGCCGAAGGTGGCAAGCATGATGCAGCCGGTGCTTACAGCAATCAAACTAAAGATTTGATTGGTAAAGTAGGCAATTCGCCAGCACAAGCCACGCAAAATTTAAAGCCAGCTAACAAACCCCATTTATCTCAGGCCACTGGGGTCAATACAAAAAGTCCGTTGGCACGTGGTTAAACAATGAAAACGCTGAGAGAACATCTTACTTTTAACCAAGCCAAAATTCAGCTGTTAGAAGAAGCTGGACCGGATGGTCACGGTAAGAATCTCTACCTCAAAGGCATATGCATTGAAGGTAACAAACGCAATGCCAATGATAGAATATATCCATTGCATGAAATTAGCAAAGCAGTAAACACTATAAATCAGCAGATCAAAGAAGGTAATTCGGTACTAGGTGAAGTGGATCATCCAGATGATCTCAAAATTAATTTAGATCGTGTGTGTACCAATGTTGAAGGCATGTGGATGGAAGGTGATGCAGGATGTGGCAAAATGAAGATTTTACCAACCCCCATGGGTGAGTTGATCAAAACTTTGTTGACATCGGGAGTAAAATTAGGAGTATCCAGCCGCGGCAGCGGCAACGTAGACGACAGAACAGGACATGTAAGTGACTTTGAAATAGTCACTATAGATGTAGTTGCTCAACCCAGTGCTCCAAATGCTTACCCCAAAGCAATCTACGAAGGCCTCATGAATATGAAGTACGGACATAGACTTTTGGAAATAGCAAAAGACGCCGGGCAAGACAACAAAGCGAAGAGATCTCTAAAAAATGAAGTTGTAAAACTCATTAGAGATCTCAAAATATAAGGAGAACTAGGCATGTTAGATGCTATCAAACCATTGCTAGATAGTGACCTGATCACCGAGGAAACTCGTAAAGAGATTACCGAAGCTTGGGAAATCAAGTTGACGGAAGCTCGTGAACAGGCTCGTGTGGAACTGAGAGAAGAGTTTGCACAACGCTATGAGCACGATAAGTCAGTAATGGTGGAAGCCCTAGACAAGATGGTAACAGATGGTCTTACCACAGAGATCCAAGGCGTGGCTGCTGAAAAGCAATCATTGGCCGAAGATCGTGTTCGATTCCAACACAAGATGAAAGAGTCTGCTACAAAGTTTAATAGCTTTTTAGTGACAAAACTTGCTGAAGAAATTGGCGAACTGCGTAAAGATCGTAAAATGCACACAGAAGGACTTGAAAAACTTGAGTCGTTTATGGTGCATGCATTGGCTCGTGAGATCCAAGAGTTTGCAAAAGACAAACGTGATGTGGTGGAAACTAAAGTCCGCTTGGTCCGTGAAGCACGTAGCAAATTAGAAAGTCTCAAAACACGTTTCGTAAAAGAAAGTGCAAATAAAATGAGTCAAGCTGTTAGCCGTCACTTGAAGGCTGAACTTACCCAATTGCAAGAAGATATCAAAGTTGCTCGAGAGAACAATTTTGGTCGTCGGATCTTTGAAGCATATGCAACAGAATTTGGAGCAACTCACTTGAATGAGAAGCAAGATATTCGTAATTTGCATAACTTGATCGCAAGAAAAGATCGGCAATTGTCGGAAGCCATCAAACTCACACAACGAGCAAAAGTTGTTGTGGAGTCAAAAGAACGCGAACTGCGTATGATTAAAGAATCCAATGAGCGTGACAGCACAATGGGTGAATTATTGCGTCCCTTAAATCGGGAAAAGCAAGATATCATGCGTAATTTGCTCGAAAGCGTACAAACTAATCGTTTGAAAAACGCATTCGAAAAGTATCTACCAGCAGTGTTGGAAGACCGCTCAATGAAAGCTCACAAAGTTCTCAAAGAAACGGTGTCCTCAGTCACTGGTGATAAAACAGTTCATGCCCAACACGTTGATCAAGAAGATCGCAGCAATGTGATTGACCTTAAACGTCTGGCTGGACTATAATTTAAATTTTTAGGAGACTTAAATGTCGGAACAATTATTAGAAAGTCGCTGGAACGAGACCAAAGAAGCATTGCTTGAAGGTCTGAACGGTAATCGGCGCAACAGCATGGGTGTTATCCTTGAGAACACCCGTAAGTACTTGAAAGAAAATGCGTCAGCAGGTTCCACAAGTGCTGGTAACATCGCTACATTAAACCGTGTGATTCTGCCAGTGATTCGACGTGTCATGCCAACTGTTATCGCTAACGAGTTGGTTGGTGTGCAACCAATGACAGGTCCTGTTGGTCAAATTCACACTCTGCGTGTGCGTTATGCCCAGGCATTGACTGATAACTCAGCTGCCGCAACCAGCGTTGCAGCTGGCCAGGAAGCATTGAGTCCATTCACAATTGCCACTGCTTACTCTACTGTGCCTAACGCCACAAGTACAGCTACATCTTACACTGGTGCTAACACAGCTACCCTGGAAGGTAACGGCGGTAAGCAAATTTCTGTGCAAATCTTGAAACAAGCTGTTGAAGCTAAAACTCGTAAGTTGCAAGCTCGTTGGACATTTGAATCTGCACAAGACGCACAAGCCATGCATGGTATTGACGTTGAAGCAGAAATTATGGCTGCACTGGCTCAAGAGATTACCGCTGAGATTGACCAAGAGATTCTCTTGAGTCTGCGCTCATTGGCTGCTACTGAGTTCACATACAACCAGGCTACTGTTTCTGGTACAGCAACATTCGTTGGTGACGAACACGCCGCATTGGCTGTGTTGGTTAACCGTGTTGCTAACTTGATTGCTCAACGCACTCGTCGTGGCGCTGGTAACTACGCTGTAGTTAGTTCAGCCGCTTTGACAGTGTTGCAATCTGCAACAACTTCTGCTTTTGCTCGCACTACAGAAGGCACATTTGAAGCACCTACCAACACCAAGTTTGTTGGTACATTGAACGGATCTATGCGTGTGTTCGTCGACAGTTATGCTGCTGACACACAAAGCGTATTGGTTGGTTACAAAGGTTCTTCAGAAGCAGATGCACCAGTATTCTACTGCCCATACATCCCATTGATGTCTTCAGGCGTTGTGTTGGATCCAAGCACATTCGAACCAGTCGTGTCATTCATGACACGTTATGGTTACAT